ATTACCGTATGCACGGTTTTGAGGGTAACCTGGACGACGTGGTCAAGTGGTCCGTCATGTTTGCCGCTGACCCCCTCCCCCCCACTTTCGATGGTTTCTCCTTTCGGATGAACAATGCCCTATTGACGTATGGGGATGACAACCTTAAGGCTATGAGGAAGAAACCTACGGATGAGTACTGCAAGATTTGGTCCGATGAGATCGGTATGGTTATGACCGACGCCCAAAAGACCAAAGTCTTTGTTCCGAAGACAATCTTTGAGGTCTCATTCCTAAAGCGTACTTTTGACTGGGATGAGGACCTGGGACTGTATAAAGCCAAGTTGGACAAGAAGTCGTTGTGTCGCATGCTCATGATGAAGAAGGAGAGCATTTTGACAGACAAAGACCACGCCGCTACGGTCATCAGTGAGTATCTTAAGGAGTCCATGCTTCATGGCAAGGAGTTCTATGAGGAGCAGCTCGGTCTCGCTGCAGAGCTAGTTAGAGAAGCTGACATCTCTAACAACGCGTATCTAGTAATCAGGCCGTATGATTTCTGGTTCGCTCAAATGAGGTCAAACACTTTTCAGACATGGAGTGTTAGACCCTTCCACGTACCGAGGGTAGAACAAATCTCGGGCATCATTTACCAATCTGATACTATGTCGAACTTAACCTTAGTTAAACCAGCCGAATCGGCTGATACCAGCGCCACCACAAGCATGGCGCTCGAAGCTTCTACCGCTACCATGCAGCTCTCCTCAGCTGCTGTTGTAGCTCCAACGGATACTGTGACCTTCCATCAGCAGATGCCTACTGCACCGGTAGAGGATTTTCTACTCCGACCTGTGTCCATTGCAGGTGCGATTATCACGACCCTAGACCCTGCGTATAGCACGGCCCTGTCTATTCAACCGTTCGCAACTTGGCTGTCCACGGCTGGAGTGGCCGCGAAGCTGGCCAACTACACTATGATGAGAGGTACATTCCAAATTATCGTCAATGTAGTTGCCCCGGCAGGGAGCTATGGCAGGTATGTGGTGTGTGCCATGCCTCAAGAGGGCCCTACAACAACCATACCCTTTATTGACTTCTGCTTGCAAGGGGACTATTGTAAGCAGATAGACATCGCCCAGAGCACACAGGTGGTGCTCCAGTTGCCG